AGGTCGAGCACTACATGTACGACGAGCGCCAGCCCAAGGTGTTCGAGGTGTACCCACCGGCCAGGGTCGGCGCGAAGCTGCAGGTGGAGTTCGCCCTGATCCCTGTGGACATGCCAATCCCCGCTGACAACACGCCGCTGGCATCCATTTCTGGCGACATCAACGTGCCCGACCTGCAGGCCACGACGTTGCAGCACTACATCTGCTCGCGCTGCTACGCCGAGGGCAGCGAGGACGGCCACCTCGTCCTCGCCAAGACCTTCCTTTCCCTCTTCGCGTCCGACCTGGGCGTGGAAATCGCAGCTACGAAAGCCGTGGCGCCCACCGCAACCTCACCCTGACAGGAGCTTTCACCATGGCACGCTTTGAACACGCCGATGTGATGGACAACGGCCTGGCCTACCTCAAGGCCCAATGCAACAAGATCGCGCTGATCAGCGGCTACACCGTGGGCGACAGCTACGCCACGGTCAACGCCGCGATCTTGGCCGATGCCGCGATGACCTCGGCAGACATCGTCCTTGGGTCCAGCGGCAACAACCGCACGGCGACCGTGGCCGGCAAGACCGACCCATCGGCCAACGCGGGCGGTGGCGGTGCCAACAGCCACACGGCGCTGCTCGACACGGTGAACAGCAAGGTGCTGTATGTCACCGAAGAGGACGCCGCGCAGTCGATCATTGCCGGGAACGCTGTCGCGATCGCGGGCTTTGTGATCACGCGCACCCAGCCTGTCGCCCCGTAAGGCGTCCTCATGGCCCAGGCCGTCAACCGCACCTACCACGGTGTGCCGGGGACCCGGCTGTACGTGGGCATTGCGCCGCCTGTTGGTGGGGCGCTGGTGATGAGCTACTTCGTCGACAACACCTCCGGCGCTACGCAGGCCAGCGGGTTTGTCACGAAGATGAAGGGCCTGCCATTCAAGGCGGGTGAAATGCCGGCCGGGCAGTACCCTGTCTTCAAAGTCGGCGGCGTGGAGTGCCCACCCTCGATCGGCGGCATTTCGTACTGGCCCGACGGTTCGATGAAGCGCTGCTCGGTGTTTCTGATCGTCCCCACGGCCGTGGCCGGCAACGGCAGTGTTCAGGTTGACGTTTACAGCGGTGGCACGGCGCCGGCCCCGAGCGCGCGCACGCTATCTGATTTCACGTCGGCCGACCTCAAGGTCGAGGTCACCGGAGTTTCGGGCCTCACTGGCACTTGGACTGCCTCGCTCAACGACGCGATCACGGCGAACACTGACCTGGTGCCGTGGACCGATGGCCCGGCGGGCAAGTCCTGGCGCGTCGGCGGCGATTTCAAGCAGTCGGCGGCCGCGCATGGCCAGATGTACTGCCAGCACTACGTGATGGCGCTCTCCAACGCCAACGGCACCCTAAAGGGCTTGCGCTGGATGCCGCGTCCTTGCCAGCCGTGGGGCGATGTGGCCTCGCCGGCCGTGGCCACGCGCGTCGTAACCTCCGTCGTCAAGTCTGGCGCCACGACGATCCGCACGATGACCGGGCACAGCGGCAGCGAGACGGTCGGCGCCAACATCGGCATCGACCAGTACACAAGTTGGTTCGGCATCGGCGGCAATGGCGAGTGCAACTACGTCCAGGGCGGCGGCACCGATGCAGCCGAGACCACCACTCGCAACCGATTCACGCCCGCAAGCCTGATTCGCACCGAGCAGTTCGGTGCTTACGACGCCGCACAGAGCGCTACGAGCAACTCGAGTGTCAGCTACGTGCCCTACTGCCGTGGTCACATGGCGCGCCACACGCCCGGCACTGGCGAGCGCGGCGACATCGGCCTGATGCCGGAGTGGTACGTCCGGGCCTTGCTCAAGCAGACAGCCGTGGACGAGCAGGCGGTGCGGGTGAACGCTCTGGCTGCAGGCGGCTGGCGCATCGTGGTGCGGCAGCAAGCGAGCAAGAACGTGATCGCCTGCGTGGACATCCAGGCCAGCTACACCGGCATGGGCACCATGCGCACCGGGTGGCGTCACTGGCCGGCGGCCTACATGACTGGCCTGCAGAACCCGAGCAGTTGGTCATCGCTGTGGACTGAGGAATTCTGCTCCCATCACCGCGCGGCCGCCTTCTACTACGCGGCCCAGCTCACGGGCGAGCAGCAGTATTTCGACATGATGGCCGAGATGGCGACGGTGACCATGCTGAACATGGAGCCCAACGCCCAGGGCTGGAGCACCACGCTGCCGATCACGAGCCCGGTTACCGGCGGCTACGGCGAGCGCGGCTCCATCATCGCAGGCACAACCTACAAGGGTGCCGGCCTGATCTTCCGCCAGGACAACTACCGCATCCCCGCCTGGGGCATCCGCGACATCGCCCACGCGGCGGCCATCCTGCCGGACAGCGGGACGCACTATACCGGCGTGAAGGCCTACTGCCGCGACGTGATCACGTCGTGCTGGGCCGCGACCACCGCCTACAACAACGCCATGTCGGCGGACTGGCGCGCGGCCGGGCTGTGGTCCCTCAACAGTCGGATCGCCGTGGACGAGGCCTACGAGGGCCCGTGGGGCATGGCGTATCTGGTGAACGTGGTGTGCTTCATCTCGAAGGCCGTGCCCGAGACCGGCACCTCTTTCCGCAGCCACCTGGCCAAGCTGCCGGCGCAGATCCATGCCGGCGGATTCGACGTGGCGTGCCTCGCCTCCTACCGCCTCTGCCAGTACAACGAGACCCAGCGGATCGACAAGACCGACGACATCGTCTGCCAGCCGCGAGATACCACACTCACGCCGAGCACCAGCGACAGCTTCTTCACGATCAGCGGCCCCAACAGCGGCTGGACGCCCACAAACGGCGATGTCTTCATGTTCTCCACGACCATGAGCAGCGCCAAGCCGTTCGCGGCCGCCGTGAACGACCGCCGTCTGTACGTGGTGAATGCGAACAGCAGCACCAAGCGGTTCCAGCTTTCGCTCACCCGTGGCGGCGCGCCGATCACCGTGACCAGTTCAGCCGCGATCACGCTGTTCGCCATGCGGGTGCAGAACTTCAATCCTCGCTTCTCCTTCGAGGGCTACGACACCACCGACGGCTACTGCGCAAGCTGGACTGGTGCCATGCGCCACCTGGTGGCGAGTGGCGAGTCGGGGGTCGCAGCCGCGCAGGCCCGCCAGGAGCAACTCTTTGCCAACTCGGGCGTGAGCTTCGCCAGCGACCCGAAGAACGCAATGGCGGCGGCCTTTCCGGGATAAGCAATGCCAACTCAAACCGGCTTCATTGTCCCCACGCCGTTCCCGGACACGGCCTCTCCTGGCGCGCTTCCGCTCGGTGCGGATGTGCCGGCCGGCGCCAACCTGTGTGTGGCGCTCCTCAGTGGCAGCAACGACGCGGGCGTCACACTCAACAGCCTCGCTTCAAACTTCACGACTGCCGGCTTCGTCCTCACGAACCACCCCGGTTTCACCGGGTACGGTGTGCAGTTCGGCGTGGCGCAGGTGAACTCATCCGGCTCCGGGAAGACATTGACCCCGGTCTGGTCGACGACGCTGGGCTACGGCCCAACCTGCACGCTGCTGTTCTTCAATGTGTCGGACCCGGCCGCCTGCATCGCCGAACTCAGCGCCGAGGGCACGCGCCTGCAGTTGGACAATTCCTCGGACACCACGCCGAAGGTTTTGAACGTCAGCGCCGACAGCGTCGCTGACCTCGTATACGCGCACGACTGCAAGTACACGACCTCCAGCGTCATCCCTGGCCTGGACGCGGCATACACCAATGTCACGACCCAGGCGGACCTGCGAGGCGCTACGACCCGCACCTCGCGCAAGACCGCCGTCACGGTGGGCACGAACTCAGGCACCACCACGGATACGGACTACAGCGCCCTGGCTGTCTTCGTGATTCGTGACATCGGGGGCGGCGGTGGTGACACGACCGATCCGACGCTCACCGGCTCAATTACCGAGGTCTCCAAGACCAGCGCCAGTATCTCGATCTCATGGCCAGCGGGGGCAGACAATGTAGGCGTCACTTCATATGAAGTGAGCCGCGACGCAGGCTCAAGCTGGACAGATGTGGGCAATGTTCTATCCCACACCTTCAGTGGTTTGAGCGCATCCACCGCATACGCGATCCGCGTTCGCGCAAAAGACGCTGCAGGTCTCACGAGCACCCCACCTCTCGCCACCTCAATCACGACCAGCGCCGCAGGGGACGTGACTCTCCCGACGATGAATGGCGCCATCACCGTCGGCCAGAAAACGAGCGGCAGCATCTCGATCAGCTACCCGGCGGCGTCCGACAACGTGGGTGTCACCGGCTACGAGGTGAGCAGCAACGGTGGTTCCTCGTGGCTGGACAACGGCCTGGTCCTGTCCTACACCTTCCTCGGTCTGGCCGCGGTCACCAGCTACAACCTCCGCGTCCGGGCCTACGACGGGGCGGGCAATCGCGCCGCCACGCCGCTGGCTGCGACCAGCAGCACCTACGGCAACGGTGCAACCGGGCAGTACATCCTCGACCACCCTGAATCCTTCATGGCGCAGTGCGTCGAAGCCGGCGATGAGGCAGCTTGGTTTGAATGGGAGTTGATCACGGGCCCGGCAACCGGCACCTGGGTCGAGGGCCCTTATGCCGACGGCACCGGGGTTTTCGAGGGGCCGGATGCCACCTCCATGGTTATCCGCTTGCGCAAGAACGGCGTGGTGGTCGGCGATTTCACCGTCTACCTCTACGACCCTGGCCACTACGCCACGCCGGCCAACAGCGTGTCGGGCGCGACTTCGACAGCTTCCAACGGCGTCCAGACGTATCGCGCGACGCCGGCCGGTGCGAGGGCAGGGGCAACGGTTTCCAGCACCACGGCGGTGCAGGTACAGCTCGCGACCCCTGCCGACGCCGTGGGCGGCGCCACCGTTGCCCCCTCGAATGCGGTGCAGACCTATCGAGCGACGCCGGCCAACTGTATGGCCGGGGCGACGGCCACTGCAACCAGCGCAGGAGGGAGCGGAGAACATCAGGCCACGCCCGCCAATTCGGTGTCGGGAGCCACTGTCAGCAGCTCGAACGCGGTGCAGACGCACCTGGCCACCTCGGCGGATTCCGTTTCTGGCGCTACCAGCAGCTCAAGCCAAGCACTCCAGACGTTCCAGGCAACCCCTGCCGACTGCGGTGCCGGGGCGACTGTTCAAGCCACGCGAGCCTTCGTGCTGAGCCGCGCCCCGTCGAGCGACAGGGCGTACTACCCCGTTTCGCGCAACCGCGCGTATTTCCCGTCGCGTTGAGGTACCCATGGCCATCCTTGAAACCTTCGAGAAGCAGCCGGGCGAGATCCGAGCGTTCGACATCGACTATGCCGAGTACCTGGCGCGCAACGGCACCAGCGCGCGCGCAGTGGACCCGATCGAATACCAGATCCAGGAAGGCATCACGCTGGTTGCTGCGCTCTGGGTGGACGAGGGCGGTTTCGTGAAGCTCTATTTCGATCGCGGCGTACATCGGAAGAAATACAAGGCCACGGTCTGGCTCAACACGGCCGGCGGCGAGCGTCTCGAAGCCGACATCGTGATCAAGGTCAAGGACTCATGAGCACCACGCACCCCACTTCCACGATTCACAACCACAGCCGGACCAAAGCCATGTCTGAACCAGCATCTTCCTCTGCAGCCGCCGGGTTTGCCGCCTACAAGCTCGCCGTGGCGTTCGGCGTGCCGGCCGGCCTCGCCGCAATCGTCGTCATGCTCTGGGTACAGCCCAAGAGCAAGCGCGAGTGGGCCATGGCCCTGATCGTCACCGTCGTGTCCAGCCTGTGCGGAGGGGCCTGGGTGATCGAGTACTTCAAGCTGCAGCACCTCGCTGCCGGCGGGCTCCACGGCCTGATGGCCATGGGCGGGCTCATCTTTGCCTGCGGCATGCCGGGCTGGGTGATCGTGCGAGGGTGGTTCGCCTGGGCCGACAAGCGCAAAGCTCTTGACCTTGCTGAGCTGGTGCGTGATGCGCGGGAGGTGATCAAGTGAAGCCGATCGCCACCCCAATCCTCGCGGCCATCGACGAGGCCTTCGCCTTCCTGCCGGGGCCGATGGACACGCGCGACGCCCGCGTGATGATCTACTCCACGGGCCTGCAGGAAAGCCGCTTCGAGGACCGACGCCAGATCGTCGAGGTGATCGGTCGTGGCGGGAAGGTCGAACTGCGCCCCACCGGCCCCGCGAAGTCCCTCTACCAGTTCGAGCGCGGGGGCGGGTGCAAAGGCGTGATCCAGCACGACGCCAGCCGCTACTGGATGCACCAGGCGTGCCAGTGGCGCGGCGTGGAGTTCAACCCCACGGCCCTTTGGAACGCGATTGAGACCGACGACGTGCTGGCCACGTGCGCGGCCCGGTTGCTGTATTTCACCGACCCGAAGAAGCTGCCGGATGCGAGCGACGAAGAGGGCGGCTGGAAGCTCTACACGCGGACCTGGCGTCCCGGCGCGTTGCAACGCCAGCGCGAGGAGCTGCGCCAGAAGTGGGCGCGCAACCATGCGCAAGCGAGGGCAATGGCATGAACATCGCCCTGGACTACGACGGCACCTACACCGCCGACCCGGCGCTCTGGGACACCTTCATCCTCTGTGCCCACAACCGCGGTCACCAGGTGCACATCGTGACCATGCGCCACGAGAGCGAGCCCGTTCGCATCGGCGAGCGGCCGGCGCGCATCCATTACACGGATCGCAAGGCCAAGCGCCCGTTCATGCAGGCCCTCGGCGTCCCGGTGCAGATCTGGATCGATGACATGCCCGATTTCATCGTCGGCTCGGCCGCTCCTCGCGACCTGCGCGAGAACGCCGTGGTCGGTCTCTGGAGTGAACCATGAATCCGATCATGGTCGCCCTGGGCGTGCTCCTGGCCACCAGCGTGGCTGGCAATGCGCTGCTGTTCGATGCGCTTGGTGATGCGCGAGACCGCGCAACGCGTGCAGACGCCGGCCGGCGAACCGCCGTCGGTGCGGCCCAGACCTGCAGCAACTACGTCGGCAAGCTGAGCTTGGACGCGAAAAAGCGTGTCGAAGACGCGAAACCACTGATTGAGGCCTCTGCGGTCGCCGCGAAAGCCGCCAATGCCCGAGCCGACGGCGAGGTGATGCGCACGCCGGCCGTGCCCGGAAACGCCTGCGCCAGCGCCGAGGCGGAGAACAGGGAGTGGCTGCAGAAGCGAATGGAGGCCCGCCATGGACGGTAAGTGGGGTTCTTGGCGGATGCTTCCGCTGGCCATCGTTGCGCTCTTCGCGCTGTATTGGCGGTACATCGTTGCGGTCGCGGCTGTTGTGCTGCTGGTGGTGTCGCTCGCGGGCTGCGAAACCATTCCGGAGATCGTGGAGGTGCGCGTTCCCATCGCTGTGCGGTGCGAGGTTGCGATGCCTGTGCGCCCCCGCATGGACACCGAACACCTGCCCCTCGATGCAAAGGTAGATGTGCAGTCCCGCGCCATGCGGGCCGAGATCGAGCGTCGGGAGGGCTACGAGGGCGAGCTTCGCACCGCGCTCGACGTGTGCACGGCCCCCTCATCCCCCCTGGAGCACTGACATGGGTCAAAAATTCACCAACAACGCCCGATCGCGCCTTGTGGGCGCGCTGAGTGGTTCGGCCACGAGTTTTACGGTCGAGGCCTCTACCGCCGACCTTTTCCCGATCGCCAACACCCCGAACTGGCTTGCGTCGGTTGACTGGTTCAAGGCCACGATCGAGAACAGCTTGGGTCAGGTTGAAATCGTGAAGGTAGGGGTGCGCAGCCTTGGCAGTGGCGTGTTCTCGAACGTCCTCCGCGCTCAGGACGGCACCAGCGCGATCGCTTTCGACGCCGGGTCGGTGGTCGGACTGCGCTTCACCTCGGCGGATCTGCAGTCCATTTTCGATTCGTTCGAGACCATGGTGCAGATCACCGGCGACCAGAGCATCAACGGGGTCAAGACCTTCCTGCAAAAGGTCGTGGGCGACCTGCAGGGTAAAGCCGACACGGCCGGGCACGCCGATACCGCGGATGCATCAGAGGCAGCGGAAACGGCTGAAACGGTGACGGGCACGGTTGCCGATGGCGCCGTGGCCACGACCCAGGCCGCCAAGGACGCCACGCACAAGGTGGCCACCAATGCCTTCGTGGACCGCATGCGCTCGATGCACGCGAGCACGAACGCGGCCACCTTGGTGATTTCTGATCGCGGCTCGGTGGTGCGCCGTGCCGCCGCCACCACGGTACCGGCGGGCGTGTTTGCCCAGGATGACGTGGTCACGATCAAGAACACGAGCGGGACGCCGTTCAACGTGATCGCCGGCGCGGGGATGACCCTGATTCGCGCGGGCACCACGACCATCGGCTCTTTTTCGCTTGGGGCCAACGGCCTCGTGACGATCCTGTTTGACAGCGCGGGCCAGGCCACCTACAGCGGGGCCGGGGTTTCCTGATGGCCGGCATTCATGCCATGTTGCTGGGCACTGGAGACATCTTTGTCTTCAAGCACTACATCGCGGCCCACCTCACCAACTACAACGTGCGGGACTACGCGACAGCGGCCGGGTGGAACGGTGTGCGCCCGCTGTTTGCCGACATCGAGATCGCTCCCGGCTACTACCTGAGCGCGAGCGACCCCAGTGTCTACGCCTTCCACACGAGCAACGGCTACCCGCCGGGATCAATCATCCGATTGAAGAATCGCGGCTTCATCATCGGCGCCGGCGGCTATGGCGGCCGTGGATCTGCAAACCAAAGCGGAGCGGGATGGGGAGGCGGCGGTGGCGGCCCGGCTCTTGGCGCGGGCTGGTACATCACCATCGACAACACCGGCGGAACCATCGGCGGCGGTGGTGGCGGCGGTGGCGGTGGCCAGGGCGTCTCCGTCCAATTCCCGATCGATCCAAAACTGGGCGGTGGATCTGCAGAGTACCGGGCAGCCGGTGGCGGAGGTGGCGGCGGGCGATCGAACCTGGCCATGAACACGGCGCCAGGCTCCGGTGGCTGGAGCGCAGGCGCATCAGCTCCTGCCAGCGGCGGCGATGGAGCCACTGGCTACTACACCGGTGCCGGTGGGGGTGGAGGCGGCGGGAATTCGGGTGGCATGGCATTCGGCGGCGCCGGCGGAAGCGGCGGCTCCTGGGGCACCAACGGAGGCAATGGCGGCAGCGGAAGCTGGGTTGGTGGAGCGTCCTCCGCCGGCGGCTATGGCGGGCCCTATGCCGGCGGCCCAGGTGGCCCCGCCGTGCAAGGCAATTCCCTCATCACATGGGTTGCCGCTGGCACCCGACTCGGAGCACTCCTATGAAGAATTTCACCTTCGTCATCACCCGCGTGGACGAGGCCGCGCGCTGCATGGACGTTGTCTATACGGCTGATGGCTACGAGGCTGTGCCGGTGGGCGTGCGTGCACCCGTTGAGGGCGAAGACCTCAACGAGGTTATCGCTCGCGCAGCTCCGTTCTTTGTCTGGGACGAAATCGACCGCGCACGCGCCCCGCTGGTGCTCCCAGAGGTGGGCACCACTGGACGGATCGAGGCTCCGCCCCCGCAAGAGGTAGTGCGTGCGGAACCTCCGCCGGAAATCATCATGCGCCGGGTGACCCTGTGACCGACTTCGTAAACACCAAGGCCAAGGCCTTCGGGTGGGTCATCCACCGCAAGCTGATCGCGCCTGGCGAGACCTACCGCGCGAGCGTGCTCGAAGACACGCTGCCCAAGGACAGCGAGAACATCACTCTCTGGACCAAGGGACATCTGGTGGGCACGCGTGAGGACGGCTACATCCCCCCACCTCGGCGCGCAGGCGATTTCAGCCTGGAGCGCCAGATGATGCCCAAGGGCGTCTACACGTTCACCGCCCTGGAAGCGAGCGAGTGGTGGTGCATCAACTGGCGCGCGAACCGTCACGCACTGCCCGCGGTGTTGCCGCTGCGCCTGGCGGCCGGGGAACAGCGGGCGCTGCGCGCCAGCACCCTGCTGCTCGTGTGCTCTGGCGCCCTTGAAACGCAGTCGGGGGAGCTTGGTCCAGGCACAGAGGTCGTGGTGGGCGCGGCTGGCGCGACTGTGCGCGCATCGCGCGCTGGTCCTGTTTTTGGCCTGTTTTTCGAGAAGGAGCGATCATGAGGCACGCCGCCTGGATGTCCACCTGCGCCTACTACGTGGGCCTGCTGTTCCTGTTCACGATGCCACTGCGTGACCCTGGCTGGGTGTCCTGGCTCCCAGTGCTGCTGGCGATTCAGATCGTTGGAGGCCTCACGATCAGCGTGGGCTACCACCGCCTGTTCTGCCATCAGGCTTTTCAGGCCGCGCGCCCTTGGCACTGGCTGTTTGCGTTCCTGGGTATCTACTACTGGTACGGGTCGCCCTCACAGTGGAGGCCCACCCACACCGCGCACCACGTGCACAGTGACACCCCCCTGGACCCACACCCATCCGGCCCCCGCGCGCTGCTGACGAAGGCCTACAACGACGTGCCATTGGACGTGTGGTGCCTGCGGCGCCTCTGGCGAACTGACCCCACGCTGCATGCGTTGGTGGACCTGTTGTATGTGCCCATCGCCCTCCTGATGATCGCGGTGATGGCCTGGATCTCACCCACGTTCCTGACCATGGCTTACCTGCCCGCGCTGGGTGTGGCGCATCTGGTCGGCGCCATCCACAACACGTTCAGCCACTGGCCCAACGGACCGCGCGACATCTGGTGGATGGAATTGATTGCGCCGGCCGGCGGTGAGTGGCTGCATGCCACGCACCACGCCAATCCTGGTCGCGTGAGTTTCCGAACGCGCTGGTACCACATTGACCCGGGCGCCGCGCTCATCCGTTTGATTCGTTCTTGAACAGGGAAATGGCAGCGGCCCTGACTCTCTCGCTGCCGAAATTGGAGAAAACTCATGAAGATCGTTGCAACCGACAAGCGCCTGCGCGTGGACTTCAAGGTCAAGGGCAAGCAGTACGACCCGTCCGCCGCGTCCGAAGGCCAGCCCGGCACGAACAACGCGACCTACTCGACCTATCCCTTCGACTCCGTCGACGTGGAGATCGGCAAGGAATTCGACCAGTCCGGCGTCGATGTGGTCCGCATCGTCGAATACACCGAACACGCCGAGCAGAGCACCTTCCCCACCGGCGAGTAACCCGCGCCACCAGACCTCCAGGGAGTAGCCCATGACCGTTCTGGCCATCAAGGGATTCCGTGGCGCTGTGCCTCGGTACAGCTCACGCCTGCTGCAGCCCAACCAGGCGCAGCGGGCCTGGAACTGTCGCATCACATCCGGGCGCCTGGACCCGATCAAGGGTCCGGGCCTCGTCTTTTCTTCCACATTGGCGTCGGACATCCGCACCATGTATCGCTACCGCCACTTCGTTGGTGGAGCGCCGCTGGACAACTGGCTGATCTGGGCCTCCGATGTGGACGTGCAGCTTTCGCCGCTCGCCAACGACGAGCGAGGCGTTTTCTATTTCACATCCGAGACCTTCGAGCCTCGGGTGTCCTCCTACGCGCACGCGATCGCGGGCGCTGTCTATCCGAACGCATGGTTTGCGCTCGGGGTTCCCAGCCCGACGGTCGCACCAACTGTGACGCCGTCTGGAGGCACTGCCGCCGACGAGGAGCGCTCCTACGCCATCACCTTCGCTACTGCCTGGGGCGAAGAGTCGGGGCCGAGCCCGGCATCTGCGCTCGCCACCGGGAAGCCCGACGGCACATGGGCCCTCAGCAACCTGCAGACGGCACCGCCAAACGGCGGCGCCATCGTGGGCGCGGTGGCCGACAGCCCTGTGGATGGCCAGGTCACGGTGGAGCTGGATACCGTGTTCGGGCTGGCCGCCCACGAGTCCATCACCGTCAGTGGGGTGGGGGGCATGACCAGCCTGAACACTACGCATCGAATTCTGTCGATCAACGTGGCCACCAAGAAGGTGGTGGTGAAGCTCGATACGGCCCAGACCTACACCAGCGGTGGCGCCTGGGCTCGCGAGAGCCCGTTGAACACCACGGGCATGGTGAAGCGGATCTACCGCACGGCTGGCACGAACCCGGCATTCCTGTTCGCGGCTGAGATCCCTGTCGCGGATACGACCTACAACGACACGGTGCCGGGCACGATGCTGGGTGAGGTGCTGCCCACCCTTCTGACGCTTCCGCCGCCGAAAAACCTCACCTGCCTGACGCGGCTGCCCAATGGGTGCATGGTCGGCCTGGCTGGCAATGAGCTGTGCCTGAGTGACCCATATCGTCCGTATTCCTGGCCCATCGGCAATCGCTACAGCTTTTCGGGGCGTGGAGTGGCGCTGTGCGTGGCTGGAACTTCGGTGATCGTGCTCACCGACAGCTACCCCATCCTTTTTACCGGGAGCGACCCCGAGGTTATGAGCCCGAGCACCATGGAGACTTATGCGCCGTGCGTGTCCAAGCGCGGCTCGGTCAACGTGGGCGGGGGCAGCATCTACCCCAGCTTCGACGGCCTTTGGCTGGCCACTCCGGCCGGTGTGAAGAAGCTGACCCAGAACCTCTACCGCGACAAGGAGTGGGGCGAGCTCAACCCCGTCACGTTCGATGCGGCCTTTCACGACGGCCAGTATTACGCTCAGTACAGCGCCAACGACGCGCGCGCACGCATCTGGGTGCTTGATGTGTCGGAGCCGGACAGCACGACCGAGATCGATGAGCAGGTTGGCGCGCTCTACCGGAACGAGTACGACGGGCTGCTCTACGTCGCCAAGGGCGCCAAGGTGTTCCAGTGGGATGCCGACAACGGCATGCGCTACGAGTCGGACTGGATGAGCAGGGTGAACCAGTTGGCCAAGCCTACGACGTTCAACTGCGCCCAGGTGTTCGCTGATTTCAGCGACATCGTGCCGATCGACACAGCGCAGCAGGAGGCGAATGCAGCCTTGCAGCTCACGCCCATGATGGGCGGTGGGCAGATGGCCGGGCTGGAGATCGGGGTCGCCGAGGTCAATGGCTCGCTGCTGACCCCCATCGTGGTGCAGACCCAGCGCAAGGTGCAGTTCACCCTCTACCTCAAGGACGTGCCGATCTTCACGAAGTCGGTCACCAGCCAGAAGCCGTTTCGGCTGCCCACGGGGTACAAGGCCGAGCTGTTCGCAGTGCAGTTGTCGGCCTCGGTGCCCACCTACTCGGTGGCGATGGCAACCTCGATGGAGGAACTCAAGCAGGTGGCGCCATGAAACCAGCCCTGGAACATCCGAAAACTGGCGCCGTGGCCCTCGATCGTTTTTGCTCGAACGTGAAGCAGATCCTTGACGACATCACCGGCCAGTCTCGGAAACTCAAGCGGTTGCAGCCGCTTCCCGCCGATGCGACCTTGCCGCAGGTGATCGAGCGGTTGAACGAGGTGCTGTCCCGGCTGCAGTAGGCCGGGGCCGTTGACTCCGAGGGCTTCCGGGGCAAAGTTGCCCGAAGGCCCACGGTGGGCCTCTTCGAGGGCCGCTGTGACCGTTTCCGCTATTCGTCAGGCACTGGTCGAGCACCTTGGGAAGGTGCTCACGCCGGACATCGCCATGGCTCTGGAAATGGCTGCTGTGGCCCCGGAAGACCGAAGCATCGACCCCCGCAGTTTCGGTCAACACCAGCATGGGGACTACACGATCGCCGCGGAGCGCTTCGCAAGCATCGTGGACGAGCTGCACCCGCTGCACGAGGTCCACTGGCTTGAAACCGAGCATTACCGACACGGCCTTGCGCTGCGGCCGGACTATGCCGGGATGGCCGCCCTGGAGCGCAACGGCCGCGCCATCCAGTTCACTGTGCGCCACGCTGGCCAGCTCGTTGGGAACCTGCGCGTCTACCTGGGCACGAGCTTGCACACGCAGACCCCCTATGCGAGCGAAGACACCTTGTTTCTGCTGCCCGAGCACCGGGGCGGTTTCCTCGTGCTCGCGCTCATCAAGTTTGCCGAGGACGCCTTGCGCGCCATCGGGATCGACGAGTTCCGCGTGAACAGCAAGTTGGTCAACAACGCCGACGTGCTCATGCGCCGGCGCCGCTACACCCCTGCGGCGCTTCAGTTCGTCAAATTCTTCCAGGAGTGAAGCCATGTGCTCCGACGCACCAGACCAGAGCGGCGTGAACGCCGCAGCCATCGCGAACGCGGAGATCTCAAAGGAGGCGCTTGACTTCTACAAGCAGGTGTACGCGGAGCAAGCGCCAGCCCGAGCGGAAGCTGCCGCCGTGGCCAAAGAAGTCTCGCAGCGCCAGTTGGAGAGTTCCAAGCTCAACGACGAGATCAGCAAGGACTACTGGGACTACCAGAAAAACACGTTCCGGCCACTGGAAGAAGGCATCGTGGCGGAGGCTCAGGCCTATGACACGGCGGAGCGGCGCGAGGCCGAAGCGGGCACTGCAGTGGCCGATGTTGGAATGCAGGCCCAGGTGGCGCGCGATGCTCAGACTCGGCAACAGCAGCGCATGGGCGTGAATCCGAACAGCGGGGCTGCGGTCTCAATGCAGAACGTCTTGAGCATTGGAGACGCGGCTGCCAAGGCGGGAGCCGCTGGTGCAGCGCGCAAGAACGTGGAAACGGTTGGTCGTGCGATGAAGATGGACGCGGCCAGCCTGGGCCGCAATCTCGCATCGAGCCAAGCCACCAGCGCCAGCGTGGCGCTGAGTGCCGGCGACAGAGCGGTAGTCAACGCCAGCGCTCCACAACAACAAGCACAGAGCGCCGCGAGCATGATGGGGCAGGGGTTTCAAACCAGCATCAACGGCAACTCGTCGGCGGGGCAACTGTTTGGCCAAGCCGCCAATGCCCAGGCAGGCGCGGACGCGGCAAACGGCCAGGCTCTTGGCGGCTTGGCGGGCGCGGGCATGATGGCCGTGGCCATCTGATCGGAGCCGCCATGCAAAGCAGCTACGAGGTTTCGGTCAACGCAGCCACGCGCGCGGCAGTCGCGAGCGGCATTAACGTGCTCAACGCCTACCTGTTTGGCCAGACGGAGACGGAGCATGTCGCCCGGCTGCTCGACATGATGGACCCTCCGCCTGGCGCGGTGGTGATCGATGCAGGCTGCGGCGTCGGCGCGGTCGCCGAGGTCATGGCGCAGTTTCGGTCGGACCTACAGTTTGTCCTCGTGAACTCGAATGCCGAGCAGTTGGCGCGGTGTCCGGCCAGGATGCAGCAGCACCTGTGCAGTTTCGATCAGATGCCGCTCGACGACTGCAGCGCCGATGTGGTGATGTTCCATTTCTCGATCTGCCACGCGGAAAACTGGAGCGCGGCCGCGCGCGAGGCGTGGCGCGTGCTCAAACCCGGCGGCCTGCTGTTCATCAACGACATGCAGCGCATGCGCGGCGACAACACGCTTCTGGCCCACACGTTGAAGGCCTACGCGCACCCTGCTGGGGCCGTCGAAGAGGCCGCGCAGCGATGCGGTTTCGAGCTGGATGCGCTGATCGAGCCAGCACCCGTGGTGGAGCGACTGGCGCAGGCCCTCGATTCGCCTGCCTGGGCAACGGCGCTGCTGTCGGACGTGGCGCCGGCCGTGTGGCGCTTCACCAAGGCCGTGGCGGCCGGGCCCGTTGCATCAGCCTTCGCGCGCCATCGCCGCATCGGCTTCCAGTTCTCGGGCGGCCGTGACTCCACCGCGGCGCTGTACCTGCTGCGCCCTTACTGGGATCGCATGACGGTCTACCACCTGGACACCGGCGATCAGTTTCCTGAGACGCGGGCTGTGGTCGAGGCGGTCGAGCGCGATATGGGGAAACCCATGACGCGGATCGCCGGTGATGTGGAGGCGGTGCGCGAGCAATACGGGCTGGCCACTGACCTGCTGCCCGTCGACAACACCGCGCTGGGGCGCATGGTTTCCGGCAAGTCCGTGAAACTCATCAGCCGATTCGACTGCTGCTACCTGTCGCTCATGAAGCCAATGCAGGCCCGCATGGTTGCCGACGGCATCACCCTCGTGGTTCGTGGTCAGCGCGACGACGAGTACCACCAGCCGCCGCTGCGATCCGGCGATGGCGAGGGCGGCATTGAGGCGCTCTATCCCATTCAGGACTGGACGGGCGACGAAGTCTCGGCATACCTCGTGGCCCGAGGTCTTCCGCTCGCCCCGTTTTACGAGCGCGGCGCGCGCCGAGCGCCAGAGTGCATGGGGTGCACGGCCTGGTGGGACGAGGGCCGTGCCGCCTACCTGCGCAAATGGCATCCAGTCGCGTTCACCCAGTACCAGCAGCGCATGGGCGTCGTGAAGAACCAGATCCACCAGCAATACGCCGTCTTGATGGCGGCCGAAAAGGAGACCCAGCCATGAGCAAAGGCGCAGCCATCGCAAACGCGCTCGCACAGGGCATCAACGGCTATTTCCGGGGCATGAACTACACCCTGCAAATGCAGCGCGACGAGAAGGAATCGGAGTATCGCGACGAGCAGCGCGATCGCCAGCGAAAGGACGATGCGAAGAAGGACAAGTTGGAAACCGACTTGGCCGACGCCGCCGCGCCGCGCACCACCATGCAGGGCACTGTCACCGAGACCGCCGACAACAAGTTCCTGAATGCTGACTCGGCGCAGGCCGCCGCCATGCAGGACACGCTGGCAGCCGAAGCCGAGTTGAAGGGCGAATCGGCGCCCACCCAGCAGGCCGGCACCGGCGTGGTGGGCACGATGGCGCGCGGCAACGAGATCACGACCGGGCCGGTGGACACGTCCAAAGTCAACAGCTCCGATGCGCGCAACGAGCGAGTGCTTGGCGCGCTGCGCAGCAACGGGCAGGTTGAACGCGCCATGAGCATGGAGAGCAACATCCTGGACCAGCAGGCCAAGCGCCTGGGCCTGGATGTGGCCCAGGCCAAGTTCGCTGACGAGCAGTTCAACCGTAAGCTCACCGAGCGCCTCTCCACGCCAAACTGGGGCGAGGAGGCGGCGAAGATGCTCGACGAGACCGAGGTGGGCAGTCTCGCTGGCGTGACCGTCACCTCGCGCCCGTCCAAGGACGGCAAGTCGATCGACCTCGTCGGGGTGCGCGACGGCAAGGAGAAGGTGGTAGGCACGTTTGAGAACAGCGATGCCGGACGCGCCAAGTTCATGCAACAGGTCGCACGCGTGCCGCTCGAAGCCAAGATCGGCTGGATCGTCGAGTCGGAGAAATCCGCGCGCGAGGAGCAGCGGTGGCAGCAAACCTTCGACTTCAACAAGAAGAAGGAGGAGAACGACCAGCAGTACCGCAACCGCGTGCTCAGCATCCAGATGGCCCAGGAATCGCGCGCGCGCCAGACGCACGCCCTGGCCATGGAGGACGCCAAGATCCCGCCTGCGGTAAAGCTGCAGGCGCAAACGCTGGCCAAGCAAATGGAGACCATCAACTCCGCGCTGTCCAAGGCGATGGCCGAGGGTTCCTTCGACGCGAACAACCCCGCATCTGCGGACCTGATCAAGCAGCAGCGGGTGCTCGGCTTGAAGTACCAGAACCTGCTCACGCCATACACCCCCGGCGCGCAGAAGAACGCCGACCCTCTGGGACTGGGCGGTGGCGAGGCGCCGGCTGCTGGTGCGCCTGCTTCGACGCCCGCTGCCACCACCACGACCCAGCAGCCCTCTGCTCCGGTGCCACGCATGGGGATTGGCGGCGGAGCGATGCCACCGGCGGCCGCGCCCGCTGCTGCGCCAGCGCCTGCGAAAGAAAAGCCGACCGTCGCCCAGGTGCTCGCAGGCCCCAGCGCCGATCCGACGCTCCTGGCCAGCGCGCAGCAGAAGGCCCAGGTGGTCGAGCAACTGGCCGGGCAGATCAAGGCCGCGCAGGCCGCCGTGGCCCAGACCGCTCGTGCGAACCCTGCAGGCGTCGGCCCGGCCATGCAGCAGGTGGCCGCCGCGCGTGCAGAACTCACGAAGGCCCTCGCGGGCATGAACGATCAGCAGGCCGCCCAGGTTCTGGCGGCTGTCGGACTCCAGTAATCGGACGCTCACATGAACCTCGAAGAAGCCCGCAAGCGCCTGCCCGAACTCGAAGGGCTGAGCGACCCCGCTGCGATCGATGTGATCCACGAGGTCTACTACCCGCAGATGGACAAGGCCAAGCTGGCGGGCAAGTTGGGCTACAAGGCCCCGCCGGCGCCCGCGCCAGAGCGCAGCACCATGCGCGCCGCAGGCGACTTAGCGCTGCAGTTCGGTGGTGGTGCCGTGTCTGGTGTGCGCATGATGTCCGACTTGCTGGGGGCGAACAACGCGGTGTCGGGCACGCTGCGCAACGCCGAGGACGCCCTGCAGAAACTCCAGAGCGCGGCTGCGCAGGCCGACCAGCAGCAGATCGCCGCCATCATGAAAGAGGCCGAAAGCAAGGGCTTCGTGGACCAGGTGCTGGCGGGGGTCAAGGCATTCGGCGTGGCGCCTGCGGCAATGGTTGCTCAAGCCCTGGGCACTTCGCTGCCCACCCTGGCCACAGCAGCCATTCCAGGCGCTGGGCCCATGGCACTGGCGGCGCGCCTTGGCGCGGCAGGTGCGGTGGGCGCAGGGCAGGGCGCGGGCAACATCAAGGGCGTCATCTACGACCAGGTGAAGGCAAACCCACTGCCGGGTGAGGCGCCCGAACAGACCGAGGCCCGCGCCGTGGACGCGCAGTCCTACACCGGAGAAAACGCCGATCAGATCGCGCTGGGCGGTGGCCTTGGCCTGCTCGCTGGTGCCACGGGTATGGAGCGGGCCGTCGGCGCTCTGCGAAACGGTGTCGCGAAGGCCGCGCCCGGCATGGCCGCGCGCGTGGGCCTCGGCGCCGCTGGCGAAGCCGTGCCGGAGGCCCTGCAGGGTGGCCAGGAGAAGCTGGCGGGCAACCTGGCGCTCGGCCGCGAGGGGTTCGATGTGGACCCCATGTCGGGCGTCGTGGCCGGCGGCACGATGGAGGCGCTGGCCGGCGGCGTAATGGGTGGCGCAACGGCGCTTCCTCGACCCGCAGTGCGCACGCCCGACCCGATTTCCCAGGCCGGCGACGCCATTCGATCGGCTGAGGTGGTGCCGGAGTCGGGCCCGATGACCCGCGCGGCCAACGTGGCCACCGAGATGAAGGCGCAGCAAGCTGAGGCCGACGTCGCTGCGCAGGTGGCCGCGATCGAGCCTGCCGAACCTGCGCCGGTGCCAGCACAGCCAGTGGCCGACGATCCGGTGGCGCAGCCCGTCGCCGCTGTCTCGCCGGTTGAAGCCGCGCCGGTGGACGCCTCGGACGCTGCCCAAGAGCAGCGGGCCAACAACGCGCTGGCCAGCATGGAGCGCCAGGCGCAACGCGACATGCAGAGCATGCGCGATTTCAGCCGGACCACGCCTGCCACCAGCGATGTGCCCGATCCGTTCGCCGACGTGCCGGTGGCCGGCGGTGCGCCCGCGGCTGCCGCGTCGGGGGATGTCCTGAATCCCAAGGGCGAGCCTTTCAAGACCAGGATGGCTGCGCAACGTGCCACCAAGAAGACCCCTGGCGATGTCGTGCCCGTCGCGGGCGGCTTCGTCGTTCGCCCAACCATCTCCCAGGATCTCGCCAGTGAGCCCACCCAAGGAACCCCAGATGCAGCCGCTGTCGCGCCGTTTGACGCGGGCGCAGCGCCGGCAGTGGAGCCCGGTGCCGGGCCCGATGCGGGAGAAGCTGGCGCTGCAGCGCTTGTTCGACCGGCCGAGCCCGAGCAGCCTGCGGCACTGATCGCGCAGGCCCCTGCCATGCCTGCCGCTGAAAGCGACTGGCAGGTCTTCCCAGCCGACACCGAGACGCTCAACGTGCCGCGCGCCGAGATGCCGCAGATCAAGGCCGCGCACCGCGGCGCGATGGTCAATTTCCTCAAGGCCCGAGGTATTGAGCACGAGGCCGACGAGGTGGCGGCCAACACGCTCAAGCCCACCCAGGCCGAGTTTTCAATCTCCAAGGTGAAGAAGGCCCAGGACTTCGGCGACCCCGATCGTTCCATCCTGGTGTCGGCCGACGGCTACGTGGTCGATGGCCACCACCAGTGGATTGCGCGCGGAGCCAACGGCGCCAGCGTCAAGGTGATCCGCCTCAAGGCTCCGATCTCCGAGCTGCTGCCCGCGGTGCGCGAGTTTCCCAGCTCCACCGTCGATGAAACGACAGCCGATGTCCAGAACGCAACGCAAGAGCCCGCAGGGGAAGCGGCCCAAGCCGCGAACACTGAAACGACAGCGCCAGCGGGAAGCGATGGAGCCGCCACCGAAGGAGTTTCCCCAGAGGGAAGTTCCCCCGTGGAAGCCGCTGGGGTGAAGGATGGGGCAGCGCCCGAGTCGGACGCCGCCCACCCCCCGCAGGCGGATGCGTCGCCTCCTCAACAAACCGGCCAGGCTCCTGAGCCCGAACCCGAGCAGCGCACGCCGGAAAAGGTGGTGGCGCGGCGTAAGCGCCTGATCGCTGAACGCAAGGCCTCCGAGATTGCCTCACCAGCCCAAGAAGCAACGAAGGAGGCGCCTGCAACGGAGGCGCCCGCCCCATCGAAGCCGAAGGCGAAGCGGCAGACGGCGGCCTCGCGCCAGGCGGAAGCAGAGGCCGCGCGCGCCGGCTATTTCACCCCTGGTCACGTGGTGCGCGGTTACGGTGGCTTCGATGAGGTGTTGGCGTACAACCCAACAGACGGCGGCGGGTTCAGCGTGACCGTGCATGAGGTGAAGCGCGTGGGAGACGAATGGCACCGCGTCGGCAAGCCGCAGGACGCGCGCACGCACAGCACGCAGCCCGAGGACCGGCTGCTCAAGAACGGCCCATTCGCGCGCCTGTCCTACCGTCGCGCTGGCGAGGTGGTCTACACCAGCCCGCGCGCTGATGGCCAGCCGTTCCCGAATGCCGTTGATCGAGGTGTCGCGCCGCCTGCGGAGAAGGTCGCCGAGCCTGATCCAGCACCAGCCCCGAAGGCTGAACGAGCGGCCGCTCCAAAGAGCGCCGCACCGGTCAAGATCGAGGACTTCGGCGAGAAGCTCGCCGGCGCGCGCAAGGACTACGCCGCGCAGCTCAAGGACGCCGAGGCCCTGGACGTGTCCGCTGTGCCGCTGTCGCAGTCGTGGCCCGAGCCGGACTACCAGAAGCTGCTGGAGGGCGGCGCCGATCCATTCACCGTGGCGTTCATTCACGCTGCGCGCGATGAGGTGCCGAACAAGCCGCAGACGGCTTGGAAGCTCAAGGGATGGGTGCCGATGGTGAATGCGCTTCGCGGCATGTCGCACATGCTGCTGGCGGGCCGTGCCACGAGGCAGTCCTTGACGGACATGCTCAGCCGCGCCGACATGCGCAGCGTGCGCGATGGAGTCGCCAGCCGCGCCGAGCTTTACGAGGCTGTGGGGCACGACCGGTCGCTTAAAGGCCTGTCGTTCGCTGAGCACCACTACTCGCTCTACAAGGGCCAGCCGAACGTGCGGAAATGGGTTGTCTCGCAGCGCTCGAAGTCCACTGCTTTCGGCAACTGGCCCCGCGAGCTGGCCGTCGGCGATACCAAGGCGGCCATGCTGGAGCAGTTCACGGCGAAGCTGGTTGCTCAGGACATCAATGGTGTCAGCGCCAAAGCCAAGCCCAGTTTCGTGATCTACGGCAAGCGCGGCCAGAAGGGCGCGTTCATCGGGAAGAAGATCGGGCGCGAGTACATCGACCTGCACAAGGCCGACGACGTCGTCGCCGCGCGACGCTACATGGCCGAGAACACGGCCGCGCTGGAGAAGGCGCTGGAGCGATACAAAGAAACCCCGTTCGAGCGGAAGTCGGAGAATGCCCCCCGTGTTGGTGGCGACCACCGCAATGGCGCGCCGGTGACGCCCGAGGTTTTTGGCGACACCTTCGGTTTCCGTGGCGTGCAGTTCGGCAACTACGTGGAGCAGGGTCGGCGTCAGTCGGACCTCAACGAGGCGTTTGACGCCCTGATGGACATGGCCGCCGTGCTCGACCTGCCGCCGCGGGCACTCTCGCTCAACGGGCGGCTGGGGTTGGCCTTCGGCGCGCGTGGCAAGGGCGGGAAGAACGCCCCAGTCGCGCACTATGAGCCCAGCAGCGTGGTGATCAACCTCACCAAGGGCGGCGGGCCCGGCAGCTTGGCGCACGAGTGGTTCCACGCCATGGACAACTATTTCGCCAAGGAGGGCGGGGATATCGGGTTCATGACCGACGCAGCACGCGGCGACGCGCTGCGCGCGGAGATGCGCGAGGCGTTCATGGTCATCAAGCGCGCGATGAACCAGGGCGAACTCAAGAAGCGTTCGCTGGAGCTGGACAAGCGCCGCTCGAAACCGTACTGGTCCACATCGCTGGAGATGGCAGCAAGGTCGTTTGAGAGCTACGTGATCGCGAAACTCTACGACCAGGGCGCGGCCAACGACTACTTGGCCAACGTGGTCAGCCCGGAATACTGGGCGGCCGAAGAGGCGATGCGCGAGGTGTTCGAGGGCAAGAAGGCCGGGCCGACCTTTCCCTACCCCACGGTGGACGAGATGCCGGCGTTGCGCGCAGCGTTCGACGACTTTTTCAAGGTGGTCCAAACCCGCAAAGATGACGATGGCAAGGTGGCCATGTTCAGTCGCGCGGAAGGGGCGCCGAAGGGCATCAGCCCGGCCCAGGCGTCGAGCATCGTCAGCGCGCTCAGCAAGCGTTGGGCGAACGCACCCGAGGTGGTGGTTGTTTCCAGCATCCAGGACGAAGCGGTCCCGGTCGAGGTCCGCGAGCATGACCTTGAGCAACGAAGCCTTGGCGCCAGTGGCGAGCCGGAAGGATTCTGGTACGACGGCAAAGCCTACGTGGTGGCTGGCGCGCTGAATGGCCCTGCGGACGTGGTGCGCGTGCTATTCCACGAGGCGCTCGGCCACTACGGCCTGCGTGGCACGTTCGGCGAAGGTCTGACCCCCATCCTGAAGCAGTTGATCGCCATGCGGCGGCCCGCCGTCGAAGCGAAGGCAGCGCAGTACGGCCTGCAGATGAGCAACGAAGAGCACCGGATGCAGGCCGCCGAGGAAGTGCTGGCCGAGATGGCTCAAAGCCGTCCAGGGCTCGGCTTCGTGAAGCGCGCGATCGCAGCCGTTCGCGCGTGGCTGCGCACGCACGTGCCCGGGTTTGCGAGCATGAAGCTCACCGACACGGACATCATTTCCCAGTTCATCCTGCCCGCGCGCCGGTTTGTCGAGAATGGCGCTGCGCGCCAGCAGGGGGGCGTCGAACCCGCCATGGCGTTCAGCAAAGCCGAGCGCAATGCCCTGGACGAGATCAGCCGCATGGACGAGATGTTCGCCGTGCCGAAGTCCAACCAGTTGACCCTGGAGGGCATCTTTGCTGACCTGGCGCCGCAGATCCAGGTGAAGCGCGGGCATGCCATGGGCACGCAGACCACCTACCGGCTCACGTTGCCAATCGCGAACAAGGGCGATGGGTTGATCACGGCCACGGTGACGGTGCGAGAGCCGAACCCCTATGGCGCGAGTGTCTATGGGGTGGAGTTCGACGCCGAGAACGAGATCATGGAGGCCTCTACGGTGCGCCCGGGGGAAAACCCAGCGGACCTGTCGCCGGACATGGCGGATGTGTGGATCGATGTCTCCAGCCTGCCCCAGGGGTCCGGCTTGGGCGAGATCATCTACAGTGCGGCCGCCAATTTCGCGCACAACACCGGGCGGGTGTTCATCGGCGACCCTAACGGGTTGAGCGCTGTCGCGCTGCGCCGCCGCACTGAGCAGATGATCTCCAGCGCATTGAAGTTCGGCACGACCGACCACCTCGCGCCCCATCCCGACCAGGTGAAAGGTGACACCGCCGCCGGCGTGCCGGCGCTGCGGTGGGTCTATGGTGACTCGGAGGGCAACATCGAGCGCATGATTGACGTGAGCCTCCAGTCCATCGAAAATGCCCTTCCTTCCGCGAAACTCATCGGGTATGACGCTGCCAGCAACAAGTTCTTCCGCATCGACACCGGCGCTCGCTTGCCTTTCCGATCGGCAATTGCTGGCGTGGTCAATGCGCAGAGTTTGGGCAGGGCTATCGACGGGCGACGACCTGATGGCCTGGGCCGAGCAGCCGACCGAGCAGGACAAGGCGTGGATGCTGGAGCAGCAAGCGCGGGATCAGCGGGTTGGCGTACTGTTGCGCGAGCTGCACTATTTCGGTACCTCCGAGAGGCCCAGGGCGTGGCGGCCGACGGAGCAGACCGAGGAAGCCTTCTGGACCGATTGCGCGATGCGGGCGCCCGGCTTGGACGAGAAGGCCCAGTTGCAAGCGGTGGCGCGTCTGCGGAACCCATCTTCTACAGCCGTAGCGCGGGCAACAGCAACGGCCTGAGCGCCGAGACGGGGGCGCGTTTCAGCCGCTCCCTCACCGAATCGATCAACAACGTCCGCAGCATGGCGCTGCCGGCCGGCTACGTCGTCAACGACCTGTTCCAGTCCACCGGCAAGCTGTCGTGGTGGAACAAGACGGTGGGCACGATGTACAACCTCGCGCAGCGCGAGCGCGACTTCAAACCGGTGTTCGACAAGGCGCAGGAGTTTCTGAACGACGTGGCGTTCTACGCCGCCGAGGCCTCCAACCTGGCGCCCAAGATCTTGCCCAAGCTGGAAACGCTCAAGGACATCACGAAGTCGCCCATTTCGGCCGCCGACAATAAGGCCATTTCCGCGCCCATCTTTGAAGGGACGCTCACATGGATGCGCGACCCCTCGACGCGCAAGCCCATCACCATGGAAGAGGCCGAGGCGAAGGCCGCCAGCATGACCACCGAGCAGAAAGCCGGTGAGCTGGTGCGTAAGGGCATGCTCGCGCCCGAGGTGCTCAAGATGTGGCAGGGTCAGCCGGTGGATCAGTACACGGCCATGGTGTCCGACCGGTACGAGCGGGACATGCTGAACGCCGGCATCGTCTGGACCGACGCCGAACTCAAGGGGCAGTTCAAGCTGAGCGATGACCAGGTGGCGCTCTACCGCGAGTTTCGGGCGGCAGTGGACAAGAGCCTCTCCACCCTGGCGATCGCCGATATGGTGCGCTTCGGTGGCCAGGACGTGCAGCCGGTGCGCGAGCTGGCGCTGGAAGCCGAAAGCGTGGATGCCGCGGCGAAACTGTTGCGGGACTTCCTGCTCGCTGAGGCCGAGGCGGACCCGGCGCGCAAGCGCGTCCTGACCGACACCGCCGACCGCATGCTGGACAAAGCGGCGAAGGCGAACAGCCTGATGGAGCGCGGCTACGCGCCCCTGTCGCGATTTGGGCGGTACTCGCTGGACGTGGTGGATGCCGGCGGCGAGCGCGTGTACTTCGGGCTGTTCGAGTCCCAGGCCCAGGCCAACAAGATGGCGCGCCAGATGCGCGGCAACTTCCCCAAGGCCTCGATCACCCAGGGCACGGTGAGCCAGGAGGCCTACAAGATGTTCGCCGGCGTGTCGCCTGAGACTCTGGAGCTGTTCGGCCAACTGGTTGGCCTGGAGGCGAAGGGCGATGGTGCACTGAACGAGGTGTTCCAGCAGTACCTCAAGAACGCGAAGAGCCAGCGCAGTGCGATGAAGCGCCTGATCCAGCGCAAGGGCATCTCCGGTTTCAGCGAAGACCCGGGCCGCGTGCTGGCCGGCTTCGTCTACTCGAATGCCCGGCAGACTTCGAGCAGCCTGCACATGGGCGAGCTGGCCACTGCCGTCGACGAGATCCCGAAGACCAAGGGCGAGCTCAAGGACATGGCGGTCAAGCTCAACGACTATGTGAAGAACCCCCAGGAGGAGGCGCAGGCGCTGCGCGGTCTGCTGTTTGCCCAGTACCTGGGCGGCTCGGTGTCGTCGGCGCTGCTCAACGCCCTGCAGCCGGTGCAGGTCACCTTTCCGTGGCTTTCGCAGTTCGGGGGCGGCATCAAGGCTGCCAGCCGCATGAAGCGCGCCATCAGCGACGTGCTCGCTCGCCGCGAACTGGAGCCGACCCTGGCCAAGGCCTTGAAGAAGGCCGAGGAAGACGGCGTGGTGAGCCCGCAGGAGGTGTTCCAGCTCCAGGCCCAGGCCGCAGGTCGCGCACCGCTGCTGACGAGCGATGGCACCCGCCTAGGCGCCGCCGGCGCGGCCGCCAACAACACGCTGTCGCGTGTCACGCTGGCCTGGGGCAAGCTGTTCGGCGCGGCCGAGCAGTTCAACCGCCGCTCGACCTACATCGCGGCGTATCGCACGGCGGTGGAGCAGGGCATGGGCGACCCGGCCAAGTTTGCCGAGCGCGCGGTTTACGAGACCCAGTTCGTCTACTCCAAGGCCAACCGGCCGCAGTGGGCCCGCGGTGCCGTCGGCGCGACCCTCTTCACCTTCAAGCAGTACAGCATCAGCTACGTGGAGCTGATGCACCGCATGTACACCCAGGGCGGCCCCGAGGGCAAGAAGGCCGCGCTGCTGGGCATCGCGGTGCTGTTCCTGATGTCCGGGCTGGGTGGGCTGCCCTTCAACGACGATCTGGAGGATCTGATCGACGGCTTCATGCAACGGGTGATGAACCGCAACTTCAACACCAAGCAGGCGAAACGGGAGTTTTTCACCAACCTGCTGGGCGCCAATTTGGCCAACTTCCTGGAGCGCGGAGTTTCCGGGCTGCCGGGCGCGCCCATCGACGTGTCGGGCCGGCTTGGGCTGGGCAACCTCATTCCTGGCACCGGCGTGTTTCAGAAGAAGGACGATTACAGCCGCGACCTGCTGGAGATCGTCGGCCCGGCCGGAGACTTCGCGAAGCGCGGTGGCCAGGCTGCCGGCAAGGCGCTGCAGGGCGAGGTGCTGGGCGCTCGCGGCGCGTTGGCCACCGTTTCGCCTGTGGCCTCGCGCAACGCCATCAAGGGCTGGGAGATGGCCACCACCGGCATGTACCTGGATGACCGAGGCCGCAAGGTGCTCGACTCGAGCGGCATGGATGCCCTGTTCAAGTCCATCGGCATCCAGCCAGCCGGCGTAGCCCAGGTGCAGGAATCGGTGTTCGAGGTGCAGCGCCAGATCTCGCTCAACAAGATGCGCGAGACCGAGATCGCGAACAAGTGGGCCATGGGGGTGTTCCGCAAGGACTCCGACCTCGTCCGTGAGGCGCGGAGTGAGCTGGCCGCCTGGAACCGCGACAATCCCAGCACACCCATCGTGATAAAGATGCCTCAGATCCTCAAGCGCGTGCGCCAGATGAACCTCAACAAGGCCGATCGCATCGCCAAGACCGCGCCCACCGAGATTCGGAGCCAGGTGCGCGATGCGCTGCGCGAGGCTCAGCGATGAACTGGCCGGGGGTCTTTGTTGTGCTGGGGCTGCTGGTGCTCGCCGGTGTCACGTGGCCCTACGGCATCGTGATCGTCATCGGCCTCGTGCTGCTGCTACTGCGCGGATAGGGCGGCTTGGCGGGGCCGATCCAGCAGCACAAAAGAAAACGGCGCCTAGTTGGCGCCGTGCTCAATTTCAAAGATAAGAATTGCGGGAAACTTGTCGGTTTGCGGGAATCACAATTGATTTCTGTGAGTGGCCGCTATCGTCAAAACCCTATGTTATCTTTGGTGCCCAGGAGAGGACTCGAACCTCCACGATGTTACTCGCTAGTACCTGAAACTAGTGCGTCTAC